ATGACTGAAACAGAACTTCGAGAGAAATACGCTGAGGAATGCGGCATTCCGGAGCCGCAGGAGGAAGCGTATGAGAGCGCGGAGGCGTATTGGGCCGCGCATAATGTCTGGCTGTCCGGCTTCGCCGGCTGGTGCGACCAGCGTCTGAAGGACGAGGCGGCGCGGATCGCGGAAGAGGAGGCCGCCCGGCAGGCTGCGGAAGAGGAAGCAGTCCGCCAGGCGGAAGAAGAGGAGCCGTTGGACCAGCAGGGGAGGGAAGAGGCGGAATCCCAGACCGTCCAGGAGCCGGACCGCTATCCCGTGGGCAGTTATGTGGATGAATTTCCCACGGACGGAAAGGTCTATGATCCCGGCTCGGTTGGCAGCTATGTGGATGTCGCCGGAAATCTTTGGTCCGCTTCCGGGGAGCTGATGTCTCCCGGCACCACTCCGGCCATGGAGCCGGAGGAGGCGGTCATGGAAGCGGCAGGGGATGTGGTGACCGGTGAGCCCGCCATAGATACCGCGCTCCTGCTCCTCGACCTGTATAACGCCATAACCGGGGAGGACGGCATGACCGGCGATATTGACGGCATTCAAGAGGTTATGGACCATCCCCTCATGACTACCTCCTTCCGGGATTACACCGTTACCGAGGGCCTGCTGCTGCTTTTGCTGCTGAGCGCGTTCATAGCGGCCTGCGCCAGGATATTGAAAGGAGGATTCTCATGGCTGAGGTAGTTTCCGAGTTTTTCACGGTGGTTTGGATGGATATGATCCCGCCGGACAACCTGTCCGAGCTGATTCCGTACCTGCTGTCCGTTTTCGTGAGTGTGGCTATGGTGTCCGGCGTATTCCGGGTAATAGGCCGTCTGGCCGAGGCGATTATAGATTTTAGGAGGTTCTGATGTCCGCCATAATCCTGATTGCGCTGTGCTTCGCCCTGGTGATGTTCCCAACGCTGCGCTGTGCGGCGTCCCATCCGATTTCCCTGCTCCACTTCGGTGTGCTGGACCTGCTGGACCATTTCCGGCATCGTGAGTATGACCGCTGCGGCTCCGGGGAGCTGGTGGCTTATACCGGCCTTTTCGGCAAGGGCAAAACCCTGTCGGCAGTCCATAAGGTGGTAGGCAGCTACAAACAGTTCAACGGCAAAAAGGTCTGGTGCCCCCGGCGCGGGAAGTTGGTAACCCAGCGGGTCAAGGTGATCTCCAACGTGGCCCTGTCCATTCCTTATGAGGACTTCGTCAGCCTGGAGCAGATCGTCCTCGCCGCTGAACGGAACCGGGAGTATGACGATGAGCATGACACGCTTACTGTCACCCTGGTTCTGGGGGACGAGTTCTCCGTCCAGATGAACAGCCGGAATTTCAAGACCAATATTGATCCGCTGTTCCTCAATACCATCCTGACCTGCCGCCATTATTACATATCCCTCTATTATACTGCCCAGCGGTTCGGACATGTGGACGCGCTGCTCCGGCAGGTGACCAGCTATGTGGTGGAGTGCGACAAGCTCTGGCGGTTCCAGCGGCTGTATCTGTATGATGCCTGGGATCTGGAGAACGCCGCCAACAGCCAGCTTGTTTCTCCCAGGGGGCGCAGCTGCTGGTTTGTCCGGAACAGCGATTATGCCGCCTATGATACCCTGGCTTGTGTCGGCAATCTGAAGAAGGCCATGAAGGCGGGGGACATGATGAGCGAGGAGGAAATTCTGAAGCTCCAGCAGAACACCCAGCAGCCCAACATGGACGGCGTGTCCAAGCCTTCCCGCCGCTGGCTGAAGCTCCGGCGGCAGAAGAAGTAATCCAAATTGTTGATTTGTGGAAAGAAGAATCCCAATATGTATGACGAATCTTTGCGGCATGAGCCGTTGGAGCTGGCCGATCCCATGGCTGATATGATGTCCGAGCTGGATCTGTTTTATGACTGCCTCCTTGATCCGGACAAGCCTTTCGTTTCGGAACCAACGGAGGAGGAGCTGGAGCGGATCGCGGAGGGCGCGGACCGCTGGCTCATGGGTGCGGCAGGCATTTTGTAATGCAATTCCATTCTGCAGCGCCGCTGATCCGCGCCGCTGCAGCCAGAGGGTGTAATACACAGGGAAAGTTGCGGCTTTCCCCAACCCCCCGGGGCTAACAGGGGGGTACTACCTACAGGATAGTGGTAAAAAGTTATGAAAAACTCTATTTCCGAAAACGTGATCCTGTTTGATTGGCTGACGGTATCCTGCAAGGAGGAGGACCCTTGGTATTGGGTGACGCTCCTTCATATGGAGGAGGCCGGGTGGACCGCTATGGAGAAGGGACGGAACGGCTACAGGAACGGCATCTATTTCGGAAGCATATCTATCCTGTATGACGGCAATTCTGATATGGGAGTCTGCCTGGATATGTCCGGCCAGGGATGCCGGACCTTTGAGGAATACGGCAGCGGGGACTTTATTGGCTTGTTCCGGCTGTTCTCACAGGATGACCGCTTCCATATCACCCGTCTGGACGTGGCTTTTGATGACCATTCCGGGATTTTGGATATTCGCCAGCTGTTTCATGATACGGATGACCAAGACGGAGGGCAGCAGTTTGTCAGTAAATTCAGAAAGAGTAAGATAGAGAAGAGCTTTCAAGACGGCAGGTCCGGTATCTCCATCTATCATGGCAGCGAGCAGAGCGAGATCATGATCCGGATCTACGACAAGGCGGCAGAGCGCGGCCTGCCAGAAGAGCAGCACTGGGTCCGGGTGGAGCTCCAGCTCCGGAGGGACCGTGCTTCCCAGTTTGCTTTTGCCGCTGTTTCGGAACCTGTTGGGACCCTGTTTCGCGGGGTCCTGGTTAACTATGTCCGCTATGTGGATGATCCCGGCGCCGATACGAACCGCTGGCGGTGGCCCATGAAGCCCTATTGGGCGGAGCTGATTGACCAGGTCGGGCGAATCTCGCTCTTTGTGAAGCCGGGAGTTGAGTACAACATCCGGCAGCTGGATCATTATGTTTTCGACCAGGCGGCGAATGCTATTGGGGCCTCCATTGACATCTACGGCGCGCCGTTTTTCATGGAGCAGATACAGAAGAGGCGGTCTGATAATCCCAAATACAAAAGATTGGTGGAGCAGTATGGAAAAGATAAGCAAAAAATGCGCGCGGCGTTTCGAACCAAGAAAATGGCGCCGGGAGCGGCTGATCCGGAAGTGGATGCGGCTGCTGGTGGAGCAGGGGGACACGAGGAGGGCTCTGGCCCGGCTGGACAGGAAGGATGGAAGGGATGAAAAGTAACCAGAAGTGCGTGAGGCTCTCGGACCGGGTGCTGAAGTACATAGACGGATACCGGGGCGAAAATTTTTCTCAGAAGCTGGAGAACTACGTCCTGGACGTGGAGGAACGGCGGGAGCAGCTGACTCTGGATTGGGAGCGGCTGAACGCCATGACCCATGCCCAGCGGCAGGAGCTGGAGAAGATCCGCAGCGAGATCCGGCGGACGGCGGAGGTAGACCGGCGTTTTACCGCGCTGGTGTCGGCAGTAATGGAGCTTGTGGACAGCTGAGGGATGTGGTATAATCTTGAAAAAACAATGGAAGGAGGGGCGTGGGAGCGGTATAGATGCAATTGAACAAAATAAGGATGGTTTTGTTGCGAAACCACCTTAAAATACCAGGCCGGAAGCTGCACCCCTGAAAAATGGGATCCAGCTTCCGGCCTGGATTGTTTTGCAACAACAACCGCTATTTTGTTCAGTTGCATTACAACCCCGCCCGCTGCAACTGACCAGGGCAGGGGGGATTGTAATACAAGCCGCCTATGGCCCGCAGGCCATGGAAGCGACGGAAACCGCCCGGAGGGCGATTTCCATGGAGCGGTCCAACCTCTGACCCGCCGTTCCGGCGCACTGATCTTCCGCAGGCAGTCGGCCCGTCCGGCGGCTTCCAGCCGGCCGGTTTGCTGCATACCACTCTTGTATACCGGCTCTATGGCTTTTAGCCACGGAGCCTTTTTGTTTTTGATTTTATTTTGTATTACATCTTTGTCCGGATCCACCCGGCAGCTGAAGGTAATTTGTAATACATCGGATCAGCAGCGCGGCAGGGGAGGCCCCGCCGCCAAGGCTTCAGCCGCGGCGGGGTCCCCCTGCTGCGGGAAATAATTCTTCTTTTGTATCTGTAAGCATTTCACGGATAGTTGTATTTATTTCTCTTCGCACTGACTTTAGGCATATTTGTTGTGTCCTAGATATTCCATGACCTGACATTTCGAGAATTTCTTGATCTTCTGTTGTATTTTCTATTATCAAACGATACCTGTATTTCACAATTTTCCGCCTCCTCCTGTCATTTTTTTTACATCTTCGATTTTTTCGAGATATGTGATAATGGCGTGTCTGATAAAATCACTAATCTCTCTATGTTCTGCATTCGCTTGTAATATAATTTTTTCTCTAGTCTCTTCATCAACTCGGATGGTAATAGATTTTACTTTTTTGTCCATAGCAGTTACTCCTACATTTTTCTTTATTTATAGCAGTAGTTTGTCTGTTCTGTCAATTCCTCTTGACATACAATGTCTTACGTGCTATCTTTAATCATGTCAGCGAATGTAATACAAAATTTTGTTGGTAAGGGCAAACAAAGCCCATAACCATATAGCTGGTTTAGGTCACATCAAAAAGCCACAACGAGGTTGGACGCTAGGATTAAAGGATATATGCCTGTTATTCGCTACGGGTAGTTCTTGTAAGTCGTCTGTAAAAGTAGTCCGGAATGTGTAGACCTGCTATCGTAAAGGCTTTCCAGCAGGGGTTGATTGCCGTAAAACCCGGATAAACCGAAATGACCGGCAAGCCCAAGGGGTGGGGGCTAGGACAATACCACCCTAATAAACGAGGAAAGGAGGACCAAGGAAATGAGTGAGGTAGCGAGACTGGTAGGAATGGAGCGGAGGAGCTATGAGAAGGACGGACAGAACCGGCAGTATTGCGGTCTGCATCTGATGTACGTGGAGAACAGTGTGGAAGGTGTAAGAGGCAGTAAGGTGGAAGTATTGTCCTGTCCTCGGGAAACAGATCCGAACCGGCTGAAGGTGGGCGCGCTGTATGCGCTGGACTATTCGTTCTATCAGACCCGGAATGGGAAGATGGCGCGTCTGGCCGGCCTGGAGCTGGTGGAGGAGTAGTGACGGCTTGCCGGCGATCGGAGGGATCGTCTTCAAGTAAAAACGAAGGAAAGGAGAAAGGCAATGAAGAATCTGAAAACGATCTTCGCCAGTTTTGAGGAAAAGGCGAAGTCCGCGAAGGTGCAGCGCGTCCTTTTGACCGGGGCCACCGCCTTCGCGCTGACGCCCGTGGCCCTGGCCTCGGAGGGCAGCGGTGGAAGCGGAAGCGGAGGAATGTCTGCGGTTCTGGGCGCGTTTGATACCGTGGTCAGCCTGATGAACAAGGTATGGGAGCTGATGACCAGCAACCCGCTGCTGACGCTGTTCCTGGCGGCTGGCCTGCTGACGATCGGCGTGCGTGTATTTCGCCAGATCAAGAGAGCGGCGAAGGGATAA